AGAGAAGCGTTTGCGAATATCCGAGGCCACTGTTGCGGTGATGCGCGAGGTTATTGAGGAGGGGAAGAGCACGGAGAACCTTCGGGATAAGATTCGCAGGATGGCTGTAGGCGACGAGGATAATACCCTGCGCTTCAATATTATCGAACACCGCGTCACCTATGGCGGCCCTGGGTCCGATGCAAGGACCATTCATAAGTGTGTGGGCTACCGCGTCGTGAGGGAATTCTTCAAGGGTGTGGAGCTGGTGGAGAAGCGCTCCCCATTTCAGGAAAGGTTCAGAACTAAAGAGGATTCTATGGGGTGCTATTCCTTTTATAAGATTCAAGTCTGCGAGCTGTGAAATATATGTAAACAACTGTTGACAATCATTTCGGGCTGGGCTACACATTCTTTGTGGACAACAACCGGAACGGAGATAATAAATGCGCCTCCAAGGATCACTCACCAATCGCCTTATGGAAAACAGCAAGCCCGCTGCCCCCGCTGTGGGGATGGGCTGCACACTTATCCTTTACACAGACCGCCATCCCTATACGGTGGTAGAGGTGCCGTCGCCCACCCGGATAATTATTCAACGGGATACCGCAATACGCACAGACAAGAACGGCCAATCGGATTCGCAGACGTACCGCTATGAACGCAACCCCGATGGGGAGAAATTGATCGTGACGCTGCGGAAAGATGGGCGGTGGAAGGTGCTCAAAGCTGGGCAAGTCGTGGCGCTGGGGCACAGGGAACAGCACTACGATTTTTCTTTCTGAAGATTATTGTAAACAGTTGTTGACAAGTCGCTCCCGTTGGGCTAGATATTGTTTATCGAAGAAGGAGAACCCCAATGGCTACGAAACTGCAAGAACTTAAAGAGACCGCCCGGAAGATGGGCGCTGAGGGATACGCCAAGGGCAAGAAGGCACCCGCGCAGGATGCAGCCCTGCTTGCCATGGTGTTCAAAGACAACACGCTTACGCACCACGCCAAGATCGCCCTTATGGACGCTTGGAATTCAGGATGGTCGGCAGCGCATCACGCAGCAACCCCATTTAATTTTTAAGGAGAATTGCTATGGCACGGGCATACGCTTGGCTTGCAGAGTACATGGGGCCGACCGCAACAGAGGAGCAAGCATATAGTTTTGGAAGGTTCTTGGCAGGGCAGTTTTTCTCAGTGCCGGAGCTATGCCCATCCAGGGGAACCCAGGAGATTACAGACTTTGACGGCAATCCCATCTCCGAGGATGAATGGGCCTGTCTTCTGGGCGAGTGGTCTAAGGAGCACGAAGAGATTACAGCGTAAGCGGGGGTTACTGGATGACAGCACGAGCAGACGCGCTTGCCCATGCCTTTCACATCTACGCCCAGATCTATAAAGAAAAGGGAACGTCTTTTGATGAGAAGTTTCCAGGCGTGTGGGATAGGTTCTGGACGATGCATGAAAGGCACAAGCTCAAAGAGTGCGAGGCCATTCTAAAAGAAATAGCTACGAAACTGCAGGAGGATTCCAATGGCTGGAGCGCGAGAGATAGCGAGGGCCATCCGTGAGGGCGTGATCTCTGAGATGATCGCCCGAGGGTTGGAGTTCGACCAGGAGACTTATGCCAGGGCGTATGCCAAGTACAGACGCATGTGTGACCAGTATTCGGATTTCCACACATATACAGCAGAGCGGGGGATTGACGGAGCCATCGGCAACGTCATCTCCTTTTTCGCGGAGTGCAAGGCAGGTGTGGCAAGCACAGAGAACCGCGAGCGACACAATAACTATCGGAGGCAATGATGAGGTTTGTTCGATTTAAAGATGTTGAGGGTAAGGATGTTTTTGTTAATCCTGATCGTGTTGATTGTATTCTCCTCGGTGAGAAGGGCACCCTGATTTTCATTGGAGGAAGCGACATGCCCACAGGAGTATCGGGGAGCCCCGAAGAGGCTGCTGTGATGCTTATAACGGGGATGTTCCAATGAGCAAAACCATAGTCTATATCGACTTTCACACGTCGGAGACAGTGTTGGCAGATTCCGATGACTTTATCCTGCGTGCCGGGGATCTGATTCACGTCAGCGGGAGCGATTGGGAATGCATCCAGATCCGCTACCGTCCAGCTCTCCGCACTGTGGAAGTGTTCCTAGCTAAGAAGCCGTAAACAACTGTTGACTGTACTCCCTCGGCTGTGCTAGGCTCTCCCCGAACCCAATCACAGCGAGGAAACAATGGCAATCCGTAAATCTGAGGCTGTCGCCGCAGCCCTCGCCTACTGCCAACAGCTCCGAACCAAGGGCATGGCAACAGTGACGCGAGACGAAATAATGCGCACCAGCAATCCATCCCACACCAAGGACATTCTGAGCGGGGTTGAGTCCTCCCGCCTTGGGAGCTTTACGCTCTACAGTGTGGCCTCTATCCTCAACAAATATAAAGCACTTCAGGAGTTCCAATGCCGCGCCCTCCCATGAGCCGTGCCCAGGGTCTAGACCTCGCCCTGGCTTACGTTCTCGAATTGAAAAAGAGAGGTGTAACCACTTTTAAAAGCTCTGATTTGATGGACAATATCAACTGCCACAACCAAATCGCTACCTATCTCACCCGAGGGGTTTCGGTGACCCGTTTGGGAACCCAGCTCCTTTACAGTGTCGAATCATTTCTAACAAAACACCGCGAAGCGATAACCTGGGAGTGAGTTATGGATCTCCTCAGAGTTCTTTTTGCAATGATAATAGTGACACTTTTAGTCATAGCTATTCGGAGAATAGACGACAAAATCACCACATGGTGGAGTCGAAGGAAGCGGGGACGAGAGGATGATTGACTTCTTTTTCGGATGGATTGACGGGGCCTCGTTTGTCGCGGGGGCCGCGTGCCTCATGACGACTTTGGTATTTATGGCGATGAGACGAGAGAAGAAATTGGAGGAAAAGAAAAAATGACTATCAACACAGACCCGGCCACAGTCTTGATGCCACATTCTGACGCCCCCGCGCACGTCTGGGCCACCACAGCGGGAACATTCTCCGGGATGCTCCTGCTGGAGCGGGAGAAGACAAAGAAGCTGCAAGACGAGCTGAAGGGCAGTCGTGAGGACTTCCGCAACGCTCGCGCTTTGCTTTCTCGTGCATTCAGTGAATATCTGTTCAACATTGAAGACACCGACGGGCTGACGGATGAGATTGAAGAATTCCTAGACAGCACGGAGGGCGAAGGGTGATCCTATTTATTCCTCTTTCTTCGCAGAGCAATTGGAGTGATAAATGATGTCATTGGAAGAAATTAAAGCCCATGATGGGAAAATAAAAAGCCCAGAAGAAATCATAACGGATCTGCAGCGTGGGCTTGCTGCTACAGTTCAGCTTTACGCGGATAAAGCCACAGAAGTTTTTAATATGCGGCAGGAGAGAAACACTCTCATCGGACAGATCGACCACTTGAGAGAGAAGAACAAGTATTATCTGGAATCTTTCTTCAAGGCGAAGCAAGAGCGCGACGAGGCTAGGGAGATTGCGGAGTATTCCTTGGAAGACCTCGAAGGAAGCCTGTCATATGAGCGTGTGGCCGACGCCGTGAAGAAGTGGAAGGGGGAGGCTGCCAATGGCCCGTCATAAGGCTGTCTGCGAGCGCTGCCTGGGTCCTCTCACAGGGGAATCCGGGAGGAATGGCCTCACAGTTTATGTGCGCGACTACGAAAAAATGACCGTCGCCCGAGACTCTGTTTTGCTCTGCACCAACTGCCGCAAGGGGTTTTTGGATTGGCTGACACGGAAGGAGAAAAGCGATGAGCCTACTAGAAAGATGGGTTGAGAATTTGATGGACGCAAGAGGTTGGAGCTACGACAAAGCTAAGACGTATGTGGAGAAGGAGACACGGAAAGTGGAGGAGCCCCCGAAGACTTCCCGGCTGATCCTGCCCAGCACGGGGCCAGGGGCCTGCCCTGTCTGCAATGTAGATGGGGACTGTGAGCACAGGGCGTGGGTAAACAGCATGATAGATCCAAGAAAGTGAGGCACATATGATCGCAGCATTTCTAGCCCTGACAGCATCTATGCATTCCCCCGATGCCTACTGGATCTGTGGAAGGAATCCCACAGAGCAATGCTTGATAGCTGTTGACACTTGTTTACGTCACTGGGAAGACTCAGGATTGAGCCCTGACGAAGTGTTTGAGTATTGTGCTGAGACGACAGACCCGACGCTAATTCACTGGACGGAACCAAAGCAGTGAAGATTAACAGTTGACGTGTGGGTTTATTCAATCTAACGTCAACAGTTGTAGACGGGAGATTTGAAAAAAATGGTTAGCTTAGATTCCCTCAAAATATTAGAAGAGACCGCGAAGATTCTTGGAGGCTGGGACAAACTGCAAGCCCGTCTCCAGGTCTCGCGCCAATGCGTTTGGCTCTGGCAGACCGGAAGCCGAAACCCCCGCGCCGAGACGGTGTTGACCTGCATCGCAATTTGCCAACGCTCCGAAGCATCGCGCAAACGGCACCGCGAGGAACGGGAGTCACTGGAGGCCGAGTTCTCATGACGGCCACCCTAAAGATGTTCTTGCCCGTCACCCCTTTTGGGAAGCAGCGGCCCCTTGCCTCGCGCAGGGGGGATCACATCCACATGCGCACCCCAGAAAAGACCGTAAGCGCGGAGGCCGAGATCCGCTTGTGGTTCAGGACGAACTACCCTCACCACATCCCCTATGATGGCCCGTGTTCGGTGTCTGTGATTTGCTGGACCGAGCGTAAGAACGCAGATAAGAAGCGGGCATTTCCTGCAAAAAAGCCCGATCTCGACAATACCTGCAAACTCATCTTTGACGCATTCAACGCCATCGTATGGGTGGACGACTCCCAAGTTGTGTCCCTGCATTTCGTCAAGCGGTATGCGGAAACCGGGAACGCTGTGGGCTACTCGGTGTCCGTGGAGCACCTCCGCACGCGAGACGAGAACGAGGGCAAGAGGCCCAAGAAATCTCTCCTGGCTGAGTTCTCATGACGGACGAGCTGCAAGCATTCGCCATAGGATTGGCGCGTCCCTCGTTTTGCGAGGTACAATTGCAGCGATTTCTAAGAATCTGCGACGAACGCAACGCGATCACTCGGCAGGATGTTGAGCAGGTCTATAGAGAGATGCGGCAGGGGGCCAGGGAGGGCCAGCGTGACAACAGACGACCGAAAATTGTTAGATGAGCTTGCGGGAGGCTTTAAAGTCTTGCCACCCGTTCCGAGTTTCGGGGGCCGGGTAGACCCTCTCCCGGCGCACCTCTCCGAGATCCATCTGAGCTGCGGGACAGACCTCCGGAGCGCCACCCTGGCAATGGCAGCGGAGCTTTGTTCCTCCGGGCTGGACGTGAACACGGCGGCGATGCGATCCGGATTTATTCCAGCAGAGATCACCACAGCAATGGAACGCCATCCCGAAGTGCTCCGAGCCCTCAACAGGGCATGGGCTACCAACGTGGCTTGGTGGGTGCGCCGGATTCGTGACGCTGCGGAGCGGGGAGACCTCAAGGCCACGCAGTTTTATCTGGAGCGGTCGCTCCCCTCGCTTTTTGCCGAGGTCAAAGCCCTGGCTCGGAAAGATCTGCCTCCCATGCGCTCGGCCGCGGTCACCCCCCAGCACGGCGGGTGTGTTGAGGACTTGACGGATGAGGAGCTGGTGAGACTCGCGGAGGGGTCTCCCGAATGACAGCAAAGGCGAAACTGGAGATCCGTCGCCGCGACTTTCATAGGTTCGTGGAGAAAACCTTTCCCGACTTTACGGATGGCTGGGTTTACCGCGACCTCTGCGAACGGCTCCGACAATTCATGCTCGACATTCGCGCCGGGAAATCTCCGCGCCTTATCGTGTGCCTTCCCCCGCGCATGGGAAAATCCCAGATCACATCCATACGGTTTGCGCTCTGGTGTCTCCTCAATAATCCGCGTTGGGAAATAATCGTTGCGAGCTACGGGCAATCCCTCTCCAATAGATTTTCCCGTTTCACCCGCTCCCTCATGGAAAGTCACCCGTATATCGAAACCCTGTGGCCCGATATTCGCCTTGCAAGCGGACACGAGGCTGTTGAGGAATGGAAGCTGGAGCGCAAGGGTGCGCCAAGCTATTTGGGGGGAGGAACCTATCGCGCCGTAGGTCGCGGGAGTGCCATTACTGGATCCGGTGCCCACTGCTTTGTTTCTGGGACGAGGGTAGCGTGTAACGGGTGCTTCCGCAACATAGAAGATGTTAGACCCGGTGACCTTGTTCTTTCGCTTAACCACAGAACAGGATCTCCCGAGTGGAAGCCGGTTCTAGCAACGAGCGAAAGGAAAACCTGTGGAGAAATATACACAATCAGGACCGAAGGTAACAAAAAATTCCAATGTACTTCCGACCATAGGATATTCTCCGGAGACCGCTATCAGGTCGCCTCTGCCTGTTCTGTCGGCGACGGACTTGTTGCCCTTGCAGGTGTTCCAGGAATGTACGATGTGTCAGAAGATATTCACGGCTCCCCGTTGCGAAGTGATGAAAAAGATACGAAGGGGATACCGAGACCTGTATTGTTCTGCGAGCTGCTCGGAGGCGCACCACGCGGTAAAGAATCGCAGGAAATGCATAGTTTGTGGAGAGAGCACTCCAAAGAAAACCCAGAAATATTGTCCAGGGTGCCGGGCTTCTGTGAACTTCAAGGAGCTGGACCCAATCCCGTGCCCAATCTGTCAGAAGATGTTCCAGCCGAGACACAGGGCTGTTTTGGTATGCTCAATGGATTGCAAGAATCTGCTTCACTCACGGAGAATGAGGGGGGACGGGAATCCAAAGTTTGTTGCGGGGAAGTGCTACACAGTTCTGTTTCAGAAAATTACGGATCTGATTTTAGAGCGAGACGGCAATACATGCCAAGCCTGCGGGTGGGAAGCTCAACTGATTCATCACATAGACCACAGCAAGGAGAACAATGCTCCTGCCAATTTAATCTCTCTCTGCAAAAGCTGCCATGTCACGCACCACAAGTCACATGTGACGCCATTTCCTCAATTGAAAGAGATAGCTTTGGAGAGGTCTCGGTCTATGACATCCAGGTTGAGGGCAACCATAACTTCTTTGCTGAAGGAATACTTGTCCACAACTGCCTCATCTGCGACGATACCCTAAAGGACTTTGAGGAAGCGGAAAGCCTCACCACACGCGGAAATCTATGGGATTGGTACTCGTCAACAGCCCGCACCCGTTTGTCTCCCGGTGGCGGTGTGGTGATCGTCCAAACCCGCTGGCATCCAGACGATCTCGTGGGCCGACTCCTCCAGGAGGAGAAAAACAACCCCGAGGCCGATAAGTGGGAGCTGGTGGAGTATCGCGCCCTCGCGGAAGAGGACGAGCCCCAGCGGAAAGCCGGAGAATCCATCCTGCCCGCCCGCTGGAGTGCTGAGGAGCTGAAGAAAACCAAGGCCAATATGGTGCCCAGGTGGTGGGACGCCCTTTATCAACAGAGACCCGTTGCACGCGGAGGAAACCTCTTCAAAGAGATGGCGTTTAGGCGTTATCTCGCGGCCCCGGCGCTGGAAGAATTCGACCAGATTATCCAGGTGTGGGATCTTCGGTTTGGAAAATCCCAGGCAAAGACCTCCTCCTTTGTGGTGGGCTGGATTATTGGGCGCAAAGATGCCCAATTTTATGTGCTAGACGAAGCCCGAGACCGCTGGAGCTACGCGGAAAGCCGAGATCAATTGCGCTGGATGACCGAGCGTTGGCCCCAGGCCATTGCCAAGATCATAGAAAATAAAGCCAACGGCCCCGCAATTGAAAGCGATCTAGAGACAGAAATCCCAGGAATTGTGCTCTTTGACCCCAAGGGGGACAAATATCAGCGGGCCGAAAGGGTTCTGCCCCTCTGTCTCGCGGGAAATGTTTACCTCCCTGCGGATGAGGTGGCACCCTGGGCCAAGGAAGCCCTACAAGAGATCATCGCATTCCCTCGCGGTGCGGACGACGACCGCGTTGACGTGCTGTCTATGGGCCTCGGGTGGTTTATGGAACGGGACGCGCAGAGGTGCGAGGTTATCCCTCTTTGATGTATCCTGTGAGGAGCATGGATTGCTTTTCAACACGGGGTACAGACGCATGGATGCGAAATCTGATCACCGGGTCGCCACGTTAGACAGTGGCGGCTCCAAATCATTATCAACCTGGGAAGATTCGATTGCCTCCGATGAGGCAGGCATGAGCGGTGGCGCGTGGGCCATGGAAGAGAAGGCGTTGCTGGACGGCCACACCCTCATGTCTCTCTTCTATTCGGAGGATTGGGTATTTATTGTTGCTGATCTCATTGGGCGGCAATTCTCTTCGCCATATCCTCGCGTCATGAAGCGCGTGGTGGAGAACGGAAAGCAGATTGCACGCCCTGCCGAGGGCCACCCCATTCAAGCGGTGCTTGATGATCCCGCCGAGTATGGTGACGGGCCATCGTTCTGGTATCGTGCCGCTATTTACGAATGCATTTTGGGAAATGCCATCATGTGGTACATGAAAAGCTCCAAGAAATTCTTTTTGGTGCCGACCCAAAGCACAACCATTGAATTTAATGAAAAAGGTTTGCCGGATAAATATCTGTGGATTCCCGATTTCGGCCACGATCCAGGGGCGCAGCATAGAGCTGTTTCCTTCAAGCCAAGCGAGATTCTCCATGTCCGAAGGCCCAACCCCGGCTCCCCGTGGTGGGGACTTTCCCCGTTTATTCCCGGACGGCGCTCCATTCTGTTCAACCGTTACAGCGGAGAATTTCTGAACACGTTTTTCACCAAGGGCGCGACTCCCCAGGTGATTATTGAAACTGAGATTGCCTACAATAACGCGGATGCCATCGCCACCCTGGCAAAATCTTTTGAGCTTTACAACACGGGCCGGGGAAACCAACGGAGGCCCCTCGTGTTGCCCAAGGGGGCGAAGGCCTCCCAGGTAAATATGACGATCACCGATGCCAAATTGGTGGAGCTTGTGAACCAAAATAGAGAGGTTCTCATTAACCTCCTCGCGGTTCCAAAGCACGCGCTGGGCCTCCAGGAAACTGGCAGCCTCGGCAGCGAAGAGCACACGACGGCGCTTAGGTTTTTCTGGATGTCTACCATTGCTCCGATGCTCAAACGATTCGCTTATGCCCTCACGAAATTCATGCGGCCCTATCTTGGCGATGACCATTTTATTGATTTTGATACCACGGAGCTGTCTCTTTTCTCCGAGGACTCAGGAAGAAAAGCCGATACCGCCGCGAAAATGCTTGCAACGCACACCATAAATGAGGTGCGCTCGGAGCTTTATGAGCTGGACGCCATCGAGGGCGGGGATGTGGTGTTGGAGCTGGAGCGCTTGAAAAAAACGAGCAATCCTCTCGGAGCCGCGCCCGCCCCAGCCCTTCCCGCAGAGCAAACCTCCCCCGCTGTCGCAGCTCTCCCCGCCGAGCCCACAAAGCAAGCGGACGGAACGCAGGAAACTCCTCGCGCTAAATATCAAAAAGCGGATGACCTCCGCGCCTCGGAAGATGGGCAGGCCCATTTCAAAGCTGTTGACGAAGAGCTGGCAAGGACCGAGGGAGGGCTGCAGAAGTGGACCTTGGAGCAGCTCATCTCGCAGGTGAAAGCGGCCCTCTCTGTCGTGAAGGACTCCGGGCTCTCGCGCTCCAAGGACTCCTCCGAGGACCCGCCATTTGATGAGGATGTTCTTCGTGCGCGGATTGAACAGTCCATGGAAAAACTCAAAGCTCCCTGGGTGGAGGGATTTGCAGAGAAGCTCTCCGATAGTGTGGAGACGGGCTACGGCTCCCAGCTCCGCATGATCTTCTCCCCCCAGGCCCGTGAAGCTGTGGCGGCCCTCCAAGCGCGAGATGCCAAGGGGCGCTCGGAGCTTCTGAAGGCTCGGGGATTGAAGAGTTTCGCCTGGATTGCCGAGACCACTTCGGAGAATATCGTCCGCTCTATTGCCAACGGCATGGCGGAAGGGCAGACGGTCCCAGAAATTATCCGAGGCATCACGGAGAAGGCTCCGCAGATTCTCTTTAATCGTGCGCGAACCATTGCCCGCACGGAAACACTGACCGCAGTCTCAATTGGCCAAGGAGCGGCCCTCAAGAATGCGACGTCAGTCATTCCGGATCTCAAAAAAGTCTGGATCACCGCAAAGGATAACCGCGTCCGAGGCAATCCGGACGGACTTTATCCCGACTCCAAAGCTGACCACTTTGAACTGCACGGGGACGTCGTGGGAGCCAATGAAAAGTTTTCCAATGGCCTCAATTACCCGCGAGATACGAAGGCTGGGAGTGCTGCGGAAGTCGTGAATTGCCGTTGTACCGTTGCCATGGTGGCCCCAGAAGACCTTGACCAAGTAAACGTCTAAACCAAATTTCCAGGGAGGGAAATATGACAGACAAGAGTAAGAAATATCGCAGGTGTGGAGAGGCCGTCAAAGCCACAAATGAAGGTGGCGACGTGACCATCCAGGGATGGGCCAACAAGGCGGTTGTGGACGACATGGGCGATCTCATGAAGTTTGACAACGTAGACCTGCAAAGATTTGAAAAAAATCCCATCATGTTTTTTAATCATGATAGGAACTTTCCCATCGGTAAATGGACCGAGTGGAAGATTACCGAGGAGGGGCTCTGGGTTAAGGGCGTGATTTCCAAGAGTGCCGACCGTGCGCTCTCTTATATTCGTGACCTCATCCAGGAAGGCATCCTCAAAACTCTCTCCATCGGGTTCGACCCCAAAGAAGAGACCTACAACCGCGCTGCGGGCCACAACGAGATTGGCAATTGGAGATTAAACGAGGTCTCTGTTGTCACCCTGCCCGCCAATATCGAGGCAGAATTTTCCCTGGCAAAGGCCCTCGGAGAAGCTCCGACCCTCGACGCTGCCCGCGAGGCTGTGCTGAAGGCGCTTGGGGAAGAGAAGGCCGCCAACAAGCCGCAGGGAGAGGACCCCGTGGAGCCCAAGAAGCCCGAGGAGGCCCCTGCCGAAGGCAATCCCACCGAAGAGCCTCCTGCCAATAAGGCAGATGGCGAGACCGATCCTGAAAAACCCGCCGAGCCTACGCCCGAGGAAATGCACAAGAACGCTTTCCAGGATTGTGTCTCTGCGAAAATTCCCAAGCTCCTGGAGGATGGCAAATCGCAGGATCAGGCTGTCGCGACGGCCATCGCCATGTGCACCGAGGAAGGAAAATGCAAGCTCGAATTCCTCTCCAAGGAAAATATTGACTTCGCCCGTTCTGTTGCCAGCAAGGCTTGCGAGCCAAAAACCCCCGAGGAGAAGAGCAAGGAGGACCCGGCCACGCCCGTTCCCCAGCCCACTGACGATCCCTCGAATTTCGGCAGCCCCGAGATTGAAATCATGAAAACAGGGATCGCGCTCCTCGGGAAAATTGCCATCCAACTGGAGACGATGACAGCCAGCTTGGAGAGATTGGGCGAGCGGCTTGAAAATGGGGGCGAGACAAGCCAAAATAGCAGCAGTACGTCTGAGCCCTCGCAAACTGACACCTCGGAAGAGATGCGCCAAAAGGATTTGGCCGAAATTTCCGGGATTCGCGAAAGGCTTTGCGGAATCGCAAAGGATCTCGATCTTTAATTTTATGCCAGGGAGGGCACGAAATGACTGTTGATGTAAACAAGCTCAAGGCCGACTATACCGAACTCGAATCCAACATGACGAAGGCCAAGACTCGGATCGCCGAGCTGGAAAGCGAAAAAGCCGCTGCCTTTGGTGGTGGGCAGGATTTCAAGGGCTCCGATGAGGCCCGCTTGCTCCGTTCGTTCCGTTGCTCGAATGTCAAACAGCTCATGGAAGTCAACACCGCGCACCCCACCTTTGCCGGTGTTTCCATCACTGACCGCCTTGCCGTCATTGAGCTGAAAAAAGAAATTGACGTCGCTCGCTACTATGCTCAGATTTTTTGCGGCGCTCCCCGCGACGTGGGCGAGATGGAGAAGCAGAGCCAGATTGCCCAAGTCAAGGGACTCTTGGACACCCGCTACGCCAAAGAGACCGACCTGGGCGGACGCCTCAAGGCCTTTGGTACGGGCGTCGTTGGTGCTGGTGCCGAGTGGATTGAGACCATGATTTCCTCTTCGTATGTCGAGGAATATCTCTTGGAAAAGCGCGTGGCCAACGCCTTCCAGGAAATCGCCATGGCATCGAATCCCTTCAAGCTGCCCGTCGCTAAGAATGGCACCACGGCTCGCATTGTGGCAGAAGGTGTTGCCGCTTCTGAATCCAATTTCGGAACTGACGCCATCACGTTCGACGCCGAGAATAAGCTCGTCGAACTCTACAACCTGCCTGAAGAACTCAACGAAGATTCTGCAGTGGCAATTCTTAGTATGGCGCGAAGCGGCGTTCTTGACAGTCAAATTAAAGCTCTGGAAACCGCCATTCTCAACGGCGATACGACCGGAACTCACATGGACAGCGACGTCGTGTCGGCTGCCGATGCTCGCAAAGCTTGGAAGGGTCTCCGCAAGCTCGCACTGCAGAACTCGGCCAATGGCTCCATCGTGGACTTCGGAAGCGCTACGGCCGCTGCCAAGCTCGACGAGATGATCGCCGCCGCTGGCAAATTCTCGCTGAATCCCCGAGAAGTGCTCTTTATCGTGTCCCCCCAAATTTCCCACCAGATGACCGCACTTCCCGAAGTGACCTCGGTGGATAAATTTGGCCCTCTCGCCACGATTTTGTCTGGCCTCCTCGCTGCATTCCGTGGACGCGGAATCATGGCCTCCGAATTCCTGCGTGAAGACCTCAACGCAACCGGCGTTTATGATGGCGTGACCATGACGAAGGGCGGACTTCTCCTCGTTAATAAGACGCGCTTCTATCTCGGACGTCGCCGCCCCATCCGCGTGCGCGTGGCTGCCGATTCCCGCGCCGAGTATGATCGCTACCAGCTCGTTTCCTACCAGCGAGCCGACTTCAAGGGCCACGTGCAAAGCGCGACCGAGAAGGGCGTTATCTATGGCGTGAATGTGACGCTGTAATTCTCCCTCAATAGACCCTGGCTAGGGTGGAGCCCGCGCCCCGGAGACGGGTGAGCGCGGGTTTTTATTTAGGGGGCATTTATGGCCGGAGACTTCCTACGGAGAATTAAAGCATTCGATACCGTGACCCCGCTCCCCTTGGAGATGCGGGGCCCTGGAACATACGAGAGTAAGTTTTTGGTCGAGGGAAACTCAATTCTCTCTACTATTTTCGTTTTAGAAATAGACCCAGGGGCGACGATCACCGCGAGATATTGGGACTCCACGACAGGGACAGACCTCGGGGAAGAATTCCAGCTTGCGGAACATCGCCCCATCACCGCACCCG